ACTTCAACCGCCAGGCCCGGCAGGCGAACAAGATCGTGCCCTGCAAATGGGCCGGCACGCCGAACAAGGGCAGCGGGCTGCGCGCCGCCGACGGGACCATCTCGGAATACCAGCATGCCGGGCTGCCGGTGCAGGACTTTCGGATCCCCGACAACGTGCTGCGCCTGACCCGCCACAAGGGCCGCGGCATTGAGACCGAGCACCCCGCGGTGTTCCCGGTGGTGCTGCCTGAGTTCATCATGCGGACCTACACGGACGAGGGCGAGATCATCTTCGAGCCGTTCGGCGGCTCCGGCACCACCATCCTGGCGGGCCAACGCACCGGCCGCCGCGTGCGCGCGATCGAGCTGGCGCCGGCCTATGTCGACCTCGCCATCGCCCGCTGGCGGATGCTGCATCCCGATCTGCCGGTGATCCTCGACGACAGCGGGCACGGCATCGGGCCGGATTACGACGCCGTCGCCGCGGGGCGGATGGAGGTCACCGCCAATGCAGCCTGATCTCGTCGTCTCCACACTGCCGGTCGCGGCGCTGGTCCCTTACGCCGAGAACGCGCGCACGCATTCGCCGGCACAGGTGGCGCAGATCGCCGCCTCCATCGCCGAGTTCGGCTTCGTGAACCCGGTGCTGGTCGACGTCGAGGGCGTGCTCATCGCCGGCCACGGTCGCGTCATGGCCGCGAAGCAGCTTGGGCTCGCCTCCGTGCCAGTGCTGCGGCTCGGCCATCTCTCCCCAGCGCAGGCGCGCGCCCTGCGGCTGGCCGACAACCAGATCGCGCTGAACTCGGGCTGGGACGAGGCGCTGCTGGCCACTGAGATCGCCCGCATCCGCGACGAGGCGGTGGTCGATCTGGACGTGCTTGGCTTCTCCGGAATGGAACTCGACCGCCTGCTGGCCGCAGCCGATGCCGGTCTCGGCGATGATGCCGATGACGCCCCGCCACCGCCCGCGGTGCCAGTCACCCGCACGGGCGATCTCTGGCGCTGTGGGGAACATAGGCTGCTCTGCGGCGACGCGACGAAACTGGGCGACGTGCAGCGCGCGCTTGGGGCCGGCCACCTGGCGGACATGGGCTTCGTCGATCCACCCTACAACGTCGCCTATGAGGGCGGCACGGCGGCCAAGATGACCATCGCCAATGACGCGCTCGGCGGCGGCTTTCCCGAATTCCTGCGGCCGGCCCTGGCCAACCTGCTCTCGGTCACGAAGGGCGCCTGCTACGTCTGCATGTCGTCCTCCGAATGGCCGACGCTGCATCGCGTCTGGCAGGAGGCCGGCGGCAAATGGTCCAGCACCATCATCTGGGCGAAGAACACCTTCGCGCTCGGCCGCGCCGACTACCACCAGCAGTTCGAGGCGATGCTCTACGGATGGAAGGCCGGCGCGCAGCACTACTGGTGCGGCGCTCGCGACCAAGGGAATGTCTGGCACTTCGACAAGCCGGCGCGGAACGACCTGCATCCGACGATGAAGCCGGTGGCGCTGGTCGAGCGCGCCATCCGGAACAGCAGCAAGCCGCGCGACACGGTGCTGGACTGCTTCGGCGGCTCGGGCACGACGATGATCGCGGCGGAGCGCACGGGGCGGCGCGCCGTGCTGCTGGAGATCGACCCCGCTTATGCCGACGTCATCGTACGGCGCTGGCAGGAAGTCACCGGCGAGGCCGCGGTGCTGGAGGGCGATGATCGCATCTTTGCCGATATCGCCGCGGCCCGCGGCATCGTCGATCATGATGTGATCCAGACCGCCGAATCATAGCATGTGTGGATGGCCCCCGGGCTTCAAGAGCAGTGGATGACAATCTGATGCAGCGGGTTGCCTGCGGTCATGTGTCCGGCCTGTTGTGCGGTCAGCACGACCGCTGGCCCTGATGGGTTCCGCGAGTTGGGTCCTTAACAATCTCGCGGGCTCAAAGCCCCCGCTATGATCCAGGTTTGCCCAACCCGTCGGTGCAACCGACTACGCCATCTTGCTCCTCTGCCTTCGCTGCCCCCCGGCCGGCAGTCGCCGCCTAAGCGGCGACTGCGACTCCGTATTGCGTTCGCCGAGCCATGAGCGCCCACGCGATACGCGCCATCTTATTCGCCAAGGCGACCACCACGACCATGCGCGGTCGTCGCGCCATCATGCCCTGCACCCAGGCGTTGGCCTTGACCTCTTTCGAGCACAGCAGCGCCGCCTGTGCACCGATGATTAGCAGCCGTCGCACATGCTCGTTGCCTTGCTTGCTGATCTTCCCGAGCCGGGCTTTGCCCCCGGACGAATTTTGCCGCGGGACCAAACCCAGCCACGCGGCGAACTCGCGTCCTCCGCGAAACACCGACGGGTCCGGGACCGTCGCGGCGATGGCCGTTGCGGTCATGGTTCCAATGCCGGGAACGCCGGCGAGGCGCCGACTGGTTTCGTTGCTCTTGTGCCAGCTGACGATGCGCCGATCGACCTCGGCAATCTGATCCTCAACCGCGTCGAGTTGCTCTGTCAGCACGCGGATAAGCTGGCGCGCGAGGTCAGGCACCCCACTGGCTTCGACCGCGGCGAGCAGGCGCGCGACATTCTGCGGACCCTTTGCCTCGATCACGCCGAACTCAGCGGCATGGGCTCGGATCGCGCTGACCAGCTGTACCTTCTGCCGTACCAGCAAGTCGCGCACCCGATGCAACATCAGCGCTGCCTGCTGCATCTCGTCCTTGAGGGGGACGAAACGCATGGAGGGGCGGGCAACCGCCTCGCAAATCGCCGCGGCGTCTGCAGCATCGTTCTTGCTCCGGCGCACATAGGGTTTCACGTATTGCGGCGGGATCAGCCGGACGTCGTGCCCCAGCGACGTGAGTTCCCGCCCCCAGTAGTGCGCGGTCGGGCACGCCTCGATGCCAACCAGGCAGGGCTTCAGCCCGGCGAAGAATTCGAGCATCTGGCTGCGACGCAGCCGCTTCGTGACGCTCACCTCGCCGGCGGCGTCCACTCCGTGCACCTGGAAGATGTTCTTGGCCAGATCCAGGCCGATCGTCTTAACCTCCATGGCGGATGGCTCCTGTTGGGTGGCTCCTGACAGCCGCCAGTTTGGCACCAAGATGCCGGTAGGGGGCCATCCACCCCAACAATCCTGCGCCACTGCATCTTGCTTGGCTCGTGCGTGCCACAGCGCGAATGGTCCGTCACACGCAGAGCACCCCGCCCTGCACCACGACGGAGACCAGCATGACCGACCGCGAAGCCCGCGCCGCCCGCAACCAGGAACGCAGCCTGGCCGCCTTCCTCGCGAAGAAGGCCGAATTCGATGCCTTCCTCGCCGAACTCACCCAGGCCAGCGCAGACCACTTCGGCGCGGATCCCGAGACGGTGCTCTGGGGCGAAGCGGCCTGGCTTTCGGATGCCACTGCGAAGCTGAAGGACATCGCGGACCAGCATTTCCGCCGCGGCGAATACGCAGCCTGACGCGGGCCACTCCCGCACCGCCCCGACCGGCGACGCCGGCGGGGCTCCCGGCAGTAGGGGCCGATGATCGGCGCCCGCAACCGGAGACCAGCACGATGACGAAGCTTTCCGACAGCCAGCTTGTGATCCTGAGCGCCGCCGCACAGCATGAGATGGGCCTCGCCCGCGCGCCGAAGACCCTGCCGGCCGCGGCCCGCAACGCGGTGTTCCGCAGCCTGATCAAGAACAACCTTCTGACCGAGATCAACGCGCCACGGGAGCATGTTGGCCTCGGCTGGCGGCAGGACGACGACGGCACCTGGATCGTGGCGCGCATCACCGACGAAGGGCTGCGCGCCATCGGCATCGATCCGAATGAGGGCGGCGCGGCGGCCGGCGAGCCCGACTGCTCCGGCATCGAGGGCAGCGTGCCCGATACGGCACGCACGGGCGCGGACGGCGCCGCCGAGGGGGATGCCCCCGCGGAGGAAACCGAACACGCCCAGGGCGCGCCCACACCCGCCCCGCGCGCCAGCCTGCGCAACGCCGCTGCGGCGGTGTTGGTCGCTTGGGACGCCAGCCCGGCGCAGGACGCGACCGACAATCCGATCAGCCGCGCCATCGAAGCCCTCCGCGCCGCGCTCGCCGGCAAGCCAGCCCGCACCGCCCGCGAGCCGGGTGCGCCTCTCAAGCCGCGCGAGGGCACGAAGCAGGAGACGGTGCTGGCGATGCTCCGCCGCGAGGAGGGCGCGACCATCGCGCAGATCTGCGAGGCGACTGGCTGGCAGCAGCACACGGTCCGCGGCTTCTTCGCGGGCCTCAAGAAGCGCCAGGGGATCGAGGTGCAGGTGCTGGAGCGCGTCCGCCAGGTCGGCCCGAATAAGGAGGGCGCCCGCGGCTCCTACACGGTCTACCACCTGCCGGCCTGACACCCGGGCCGGACACGTCGAGGGCCCGCCGCCGGACGGTAGCGGGCCCTTGCTCGTGATGGCCATTACGTGCGGCGGGAGGTCGCCGCCATGCCGGAACTGACGCGAGGCCGCGCGGCGCCTCGGCGTCAGCGACACCGCCATCCACAAGGCCGAGCGGGCGGGCCGCATCGCCCGCGAGGCCGACGGCCAGTGGGACATCGACAAGACGCGCCGCCGCCTGGTCGAGACCGCCGACCCCGCGCGCTCGCCCCTGGCCAGCGGTGCCGGCGCGGATGGCACGCCCTTCGCGCGGCTGAAAGTCGCGCAGCTCGCGCTTAAGGTGGAGGCGCAGCGGCTCTCGCTGGACGAGACCAAGCGCCGCCTGGTCGATGTCAACGAGGCCAATGCCGCGCTCGACGAGATCGGCAGCACCATGCGCGACGCGCTGCTGAACTGGCCCGCCCGCGTCTCCGGCCTGATCGCCGCCGAGATGGGCGTCGATCCGCATCTGCTGCAGACCATCCTGCAGAGCCACATCAACGACCTGCTGACGGAGGCGGCCGATCGCTTCGATCCAGCCGGCCTCGGAGGGGATCGGTCTTCGTACCCGTGAGCATGTGCGTCGCCGCGTCGGCGCCATGCTCCGGCCGCCGCCGCAGCTCACCGTGTCGGAATGGGCCGAGCGCCACCGCATGCTCGGTAGCCGCGCCTCGGCCGAGCCCGGCCCCTGGCGCACAAGCCGCACGCCCTACCTGAAGGACGTGATGGACGCGCTGTCGGCGATGCATCCCGCCCGGCGCGTCGTGTTCATGAAGGGCGCGCAGGTCGGCGCGACCGAGAGCGGGAACAACTGGCTGGGCTACATCATGCACCACGTGCCGGCACCGGCGCTGGCGGTGCAGCCGACTGTGGAACTGGCCAAGCGCTTCTCGCGCCAGCGCATCGACCCGCTGCTGGAGGAGACGCCCGCGCTGCGAGAACGTGTTGCGCCGGCGCGGGCCCGCGACAGCGGCAACACCATGCTGTCGAAGGAATTCCCCGGCGGCATCCTGGTGCTGACCGGGGCCAACAGCGCGGTTGGGCTGCGCTCGATGACGGCGCGGTTTCTGTTCCTCGACGAGGTGGATGCCTATCCCGGCGACGTCGCCGGCGAGGGCGATCCCATTGCTCTGGCCGAGGCCCGCGCCCGCACCTTCGGCTGGCGCCGCAAGGCTTTCCTGGTCAGCACGCCGACCATCGCCGGCCGCAGCCGGATCGAGCGGGAGTACCTGGCCTCCGACCAGCGGCGCTTCTTCGTGCCGTGCACCGAATGCGGCGAGATGCAGTGGCTGCGCTTTGAGCGGCTGATCTGGGACAAGGGCGCCCCGGAGACGGCGCGGTATCACTGCTCGACGTGCGACCACCCCATGCAGGAGCACGACAAAACCGCCATGCTGAGCGGCGGCGAATGGCGCGCGACGGCCGAGGGCCAGGACCCGCACACCATCGGCTTCCACATCTCGGCGCTCTATTCGCCCGTGGGCTGGCTCTCCTGGGAACAGATCGCCCGGGATTGGGAGGCCGTCCAGGGCAAGCCCGAGGACATCAAGACCTTCAAGAACACCGTCCTGGGCGAGACCTGGCAGGAGCAAGGCGAGGCGCCGGACTGGGAGCGGCTGGTCGAGCGACGCGAAGATTTCGCCATGGGCGTGGTGCCCACGGGGGCGTTGGTGCTGACCGCCGGCGTGGACGTCCAGGATGATCGCCTCGAATGCGACGTCTGGGGCTGGTCGGAGGGGTTCTCGTCCTGGCTGGTCGACCACGTTGTCATCCCCGGCAGCCCGCGGGACCGCGAGCCCTGGGACGAACTGGCCCGGGTGCTGGCGCGCGATTGGCCCCGCCAGGGCGGTGGCGCCATGCGCATTGCCCGGCTCTGCGTCGACACCGGCGGTCGCGACACCGCCGCCGTCTATGGCCACCTCCGTCGCCTGCGGGATCCGCGGATCGCGCCGACCAAAGGCATCGACGGGTGGAACGAGACCATCTCGCGCGAGGCCAATGCCGCGCTTGAGGAGCTGGAGCGCAGCCAGCAGCGCGTCCAGCAGGCGACCGAGCGCACCAGCAACACGGCGCGCGAACTCGGCCTGACCTTCTCGTCAGCCTTCGAGGACGCGATCATCAAGGGCGAGAGCTTCTCGAAGGTCCTCCAGGGCATCCTGCAGGACATCGCCCGCATCGTGGTTCGCCGTACCATCACCGAGCCGCTCGGCACGGCGGTGACCTCCAGCCTGGCGGGCTTTGACTTCGGCTCGATCTTCTCGGGGCTGGGCACAGCGCTTGGCGGGCTGTTCCGCGCCGAGGGCGGGCCGGTGGCGGGTGGGCAGCCCTACATCGTCGGCGAACACGGCCCCGAATGGTTCGTGCCGAACCGCAGCGGCACCGTGCTGCCCAATGGCATGGCGCCAGGCGGACCGGTGATCAACCAGAGCATCACCATCGATGCGCGCGGCGCGGACGCCGGTGTCGAGGCGCGGCTGCGGGTGCTCTCGGCGCAGATCGTGCGCCAGGCGAGTGCCGCCACGCTCGACGCCATCCGCCGTGGCGGCAGCGCCACCTCCATCGTGCGGGGATAGGGCAGATGACGGAATACGCCTGGCCGACCACGCTGCGCCCGTCGCGGCTGAGCTTCTATCTCCAGCACAACACCCTGCGCTTTGTCTCGCCGGTGACGCGCGCCACGCAGGTGCTGCGGCGCGAGGGCGCGGGGGACCACATCGGCCTGGGCGGGCGGCTCTACATGGCGACCGAGACGGTGGTCGCATCCGGCGCGGGCACGGCCACCATCCCGATCGCGCCGCCGCTGCGCGAGGCGATGCTGGTCAGCGCGCCGCTGGTGCTGACGAAGCCCAGCGTGCCGATGCGGCTGGTCTCCGATGACGAGGCGGCCAACCCGACCCGGCCGGGACGGTTCACGGCGATTACCATCCGCATGGAGGAGGCGCTGTAGTGTCCCACACGAACGGCACGCCCCGTCTCTCAGCCCATGCCGCGGCCTCCGCCACCGCGCCGGTCGCCGCGCCGGTGGTGATGGTGGAGCTCGACTTCGCCTCCGGCGCCTTTCGCGCCTGGACCGGGCTTGGGCTGCTGCACTGGGCCGGAAAGGTGTTCGAGGGCGTGGGCTCCATCGGCGCCGTGGGCGAGATCGAGGAGACAGTGGAGCTGCGCGCCGTGCGGCTGTCCCTGGCCCTCTCGCCGGTGCCGCAGGAGGTGGTGGACATCGCCCTGGCCGAGCGGAGCTTCCGGCTGCGGCCGGCCCGGCTGTGGGGCGCGCTGCTCGATGCGGAGGGCGCCTTCATCGCCGACCCGTTTCCGCTGTGGGCCGGGCTGATGGACACGATGCAGGTCACCGACGGCGCCGAGCCGCGCGTCACGCTCACCTGCGAGAGCCGGCTCGTCGACCTCGAGCGGGCGGAGGTGCGGCGCTACACCGATGCCGACCAGCAGGCCGAGTACCCGGGCGACCGGTTTTTTGAGTACGTCCCGGCGCTGCAGGAGGCCGAGATCCGGCTGCCGGCAAGGTAATGCGCCATCCCGACTGGCCGACGCGGCTGGCAGCCCTGCTGTCGGCGGCGCAGACGCGCGCCTTCCATCCCCGCCAGTGGAACTGCGCCCTGTTCGCGCTGGCGGCTGCGGAGGCGGTGACCGGCACCCGGCCCTGTATTCGCGTGCTGCCGGATCTCGCCGCCTCCGCGGACAGCGCGGGCTTTCCCCGCATCCCGCCCGCCTTTGCCCGCATGGGCGATGTCGTACTCGCCCCGGAGCCCGATCGGCTCGGTGTCGTGGTGGATGCAGGGCGCGCCGCCTTCGTCGGGCCCCGCGGCCTCACCCGCCTCCCGATCACCACCTGCACCACCGCCTGGAGGATTGGCTGAATGCCGGCTGCCATCCCCCTCATCGCCGTCGTGGCCGGCGGTGTGGCCTCCGCGGCCCTCGGTGGCGGCCTGCTCGGCGCGCTGGTCGGTGCCGGCGCAGCCTTCGTCGTCTCCTCCATCGGCGCCTCGGTCTTTCCGGCCAAGCGTCCCACAGCCCCAACCCGGCCCGGCGACGACGCCAGCGCCCCCGGTGCCGGCCGCACCCAATCCTTCCGCCAGCCCATCACCGAGCACCAGATCGTCTTTGGCCGATGCAAGGTCGGCGGACCCATCGTGTTCATCCACTCGGCACCCGACGATGAGGGCCGGGCCGATGGCTGGTTCTACTCGGTGGTGGTGCTGGCCGCGCATCGCGTCCGCAGCATCGGCGATGTCTGGCTGGGCGACACGCTGGCCACGGATCCGAAGTTTGCCGGGCTGGTGCGCATTGACCGGCATCTCGGGGGTCCAGACCAGCCAGCCGACGCCAACCTCCTCGCCGAGACCGGCGGCAAATGGACGGCCGAGCACCGCGGCCGCGGCCGCGCCTATGTCGCGCTGCGCTTGAAAATCACCGCCGAGGCGTTTCCCGCCGGCCCGCCGAACATCGCCGCCCTGGTCGAGGGGGCCGACACCATCCTCGACCCGCGTACTGGCGTCACCGGCTGGTCCGACAACCCCGCGCTGTGCCTCGCCTGGTACCTCGCCGCGCCCTTTGGCTGGAAAGCCTCCTGGGACGACATCGACATCCCAGCGCTGATGGCCGCCGCCAACATCTGCGACGAGCTGATCGGCACCCGCGCCGGCCTGCATGAGCGCCGCTACACGGTGAACGGCCGCGTCTCGCTGGGCGAGGGCAAGATCGCCATCACCCGCAAGCTCGTTGCTGCCATGGCCGGGGCCATGGTCGTCTCGGGCGGGCGGTTCTTCATCCATGCGGGCGGACCGGCGCTGCCCTCGGCCACGCTCACCTCGGACGATCTGCGCGGCGACGTCACCATCCAGGGCAGCCGGCCGCGGCGGGACCTCTTTAACGGGGTGCGCGCCGTCTACGTCGACCCCGCGAAAAACTGGCAGCCCACCGACGCGCCGCCGATGCTGGCCGCCAACTACGTCACCGAGGATGGCGGCGAGGCGATCTATCGGGACCTGGAGTTCCCGCTCACCACCTCGGTCGCCACCGTGCAGCGGCTGATGAAAGCAGAACTGGAACGGGTGCGGCGCCAGCGTGAGGTGGCGTTTCCGGCGAACCTCTCGGCGCTGCGGCTGCGGCCCTGGGATGGGGTCACGGTGGCGCTCGACCGGGTCGGGGCCTTTCCGGCGCGGGTCACCGGCTGGCGGCTGTCACCGGATGGCGGGGTGGACCTGGCGCTGTCCGAGGAGGACCCCGCCGTCTGGAACTGGAACCCCGCCGTGGACGAGCGCGCCGCAGGCGACAGCCCCTCGGTGGTGCTGCCCAACCCGGGCGTCATCGCCGCCCCGGCGGCCATCGCCGTGGCAACGCCGGTCACCGCCGCCTTTGGGGCGCTGGGCGTGTCCTGGTCTCCCGTGGGCTCGGCCTTTCTCGCCGGCTACGAGCTCGAGTTCCTGCCGGCCTCGGTGGCCGTCTGGCAGGGCTACGGGGGCGCCCTGGGCGCCACCGCGGCCTCGGTCCCCACCACGGAGCCCACCGCCTTTCGGGCGCGCGCCGTGGCGCGCAGTGGCGCCGTGTCGGGCTGGCGGGAGGCGGCGGTGCCGGGTGCCGTGACGGCACCCGCGGCGCTGGGCATCACGGGGGGCGTGCGCCTCTCGGGCGGGGTCCCGATCGGCGCCGCGCGGCTGCAGGTGTTCGAGGCGGACAGCGCCAGCCTGGCCACCGCAACCAAGCTGGCCACGGAGCCCACCGCGCTGCCCTGGGATCGCACCGGCCTCACCACAGGCCAGACCCGCTGGTACTGGCTGCGCAGCGTCTCGGCCGAGGGGAATGTCTCCGCCTTCGCCGGCCCGGTCACCGCCGCCGCCCTCTGATCGGAGAACACCATGCCGGCACGCATCGACGACCTGCTCGTCCTCAACGCCAATCTCAACAAGAGCGACTTCGCGAAGTACCTGCGCGACCGCGAGGCGGTGCTGCCGAACGACTTCGGCGGGCTGGGCGATGGCGTGGCCGATGATCGCACCGCCATCCAGGCCGCCTTTGATCGCGCCGGCGCGGACCAGAAATTCGCGATGATCCCGCCCGGCACCTGGAACGTCTCCGGCACCGTCACCCTGCCGGGTGGGGCGCGCGGCCTGATCATGCAGGGCACCATCCGCTACACCGGCACGGCGCCGACCTCCGTGCTGGTGCTGGGCGATGGCGGCACCATCCGCAACGCCGAGAAACTCTACACCGGGCTGAACGTCATCCGGCAGACGCTGTCGGACTGGTCCTCCGAGGCCGATATCGGCATCACCGTGCGCAACGTCGATGCGAGCCAGATTGAGCTGCGTCGGGTCGAGGGCTTCACCATCGGCATGCGCACGCTGGGCGATGGCCGCGGCGTGGAGGACAGCACCTTCACGCTGGGGCGCATCGTCAACAACCGCA